GTCAGAGGCGTTGGCAATTGGGAAAGAACCATCGGGTAGAGCAGAACCTTCTTTGGCCATCTGGTTGCGGACATCTTCGCTGAACGCTCTCTTGAGTGCAATTTCTGCAGCCTCTGCCTCAATTGACTCTGCTTCCTCTGGTTCATACTTGTCGTAGCCAAGAACTTCGCCATCAAGGGACACAAAAACGTCATATGACTTACCGTCAAGACCCTCAATCTCTACTGCGTATGCGTCAAATCCCTCAAAAATGTCTGGCTCTACAGCAACAACATCTCCCTGAATTGACTTAACAGCAATTTCGGCAGCCTCTTGAAGGTCGATAACCAGAATTGAGTCAAGCGCAGACTTTTGCTCAAATGCACTGTCGTCAAGTTTGTGGAAACCAAGAACTTCTGCTGTTGTTCCATCGACAAAGACCTCTACCGAGCGACCATCTTTTGTCTGGACATCAACAACGAACATGTCAGCATCTGATGAATATCCAGAGTCAAGAACTGTTCCGTTGAACATCTTCTCTGCTATTCCCTCAACAGAGAGCAGACCTGGCATGCCTCTTTCTGCTACACAACCGCCTGGGCAGTCGTCGCAAACGGAAGTTCCACCTGGATAAACCTTGCGCTCAATGGCGCACATGTAGGCATTTCTTCCAAGTTCTGCAGACTTTGCGCCCATTGCTGAAAGTCTTCTCTTGCGGGCAGCCTCGAGGTCGGTGTCGCCACCGTACATCTTCATCTCGGTGTCGTCCTCCTCCTCTTCATCCTCCTCCATGTCCTCTTCGTCTTCCATGTCGTCGTCTTCTGCCATGGCTGGGTCAGCCTTGCGACCACGCATCATTGCCTGACGGCGACCAGATGAGCCGGAGTTTGAATCCATCATCTTCTCTTCGTCCTCTTCGCCCTCATCCTCTTCGTCCATGACTTCTTCTTCGTCGTCCATAGTTGGAGATGCGACTGCCATTTTCTTTTTTTTCTTCATTGGCATTTCATCGTCCATCATCCAGTCGCCGCCCTTTTCGTCAATGTCGACTGGAACCATCTTCATCTCGATGGGCATAGCGCCGCATTTTCCACAAACCTTTGCACCGGCAACATAACCGCACTCACCAGAATTAGCGCCCTTGGCGCATTTCAGGACATTGCCGTCCGCGTCAACGCTGACTTCAACTTTTTCTGCCATTGTTTACTCCTGTTGTTGTAAGTACGGACAACCTGTCAATACCAAAATTAATTAGTCTCTAAAGTATAACTTAGCACGGTCTTTGCGTCGGCAATGCTTACTATTATGCCTCTGGGACTATATTTATCTTTTTCTTCTGACCACGAGAGTTTGTCGCTTCTCTTGTAGTGGAATTTATTTCTTTTGTCGTCTTGTCAATAAATGTAGACTTTGCTGCTTTAGCAATCATCTCTATCAGTCTTGAATACCACTCAACTCTCTTTTCCCCTCCATCTTCAAGTTGAGTGTCAAGGGCAAACATAAGTCCGTCAAGAATTTCGTCTGCCTCGTCCACGGTGAAATAGACGCTTCCGACATTGGTTCTTCTGCTTCCAGTCTTTGATGCTTCATCACGGCGGATTATTTCTGCAAGTTTGCTCAAGCCCTTTACTGCACGCTTATCGCCAGCCTTGGTTGCTCTTCTGATTTCTTTGTCAAGAGATTTTTCTACATCTCTAAAGAATGTCGCCTCGTCGGTAATCATTGTTTTTCCGCCGGACGATGTGGATGCAAATCCTCTTGTTCCTGGATTTCCAGAACCTTGAAGTTTCTTAATATCCTTTTTAATATCTTTTGCAACTGTGCGCATCGCATTGGCCATCGATTCTGCCTCTTTGCGCCGTTTTTCTTGACCCTTGGCCCATCCGGATGTGTATTCAATTTCTCTTCCAGGAATTGAGCCAACAGAAGCAAACCCTGAACCCTTGCTCTTGGACGCCCCAGGAATCCACTCGTCATTTGCATAGCCAGCACGCGCTTTTGCTAATTGCTTTCTCATTGCCTTAGCGGAAGACATATTCACTCTTTCGGCCTTCGAGAGTTCGCCTTCCCCAAATTCGCCAATGTACTCGTCTAGCGCCTCTATTGCCCTATCAAGGCTCTGGAGGCTGAAGTCGTACCCGCCAACCTGTATTGCGTCGGAAACTTTATCCCATACATCTCTGTGGTCGTCAACCTCGGATTCGTCTGAATCAAACTTTGAGCGATATTTTTCTATTGCTTCAAGGAATCCATCAAGTCTTGACTCTCTTTCGGTTTGTGCCTCTTGAGCATTTTTGCTCTTCTTAACCTTGACTGGAACTATTTCATCATCATCTTCTTGCGGTGCTGATGGCTTTTTTGCAGGCTTCTGTTTTTCTAGACTCGTCTCTGGCATGTAGCCCATGCTGTCTAGTTCTCTCTGGTCCGCTGACCTGCGTCTTAATTCGGCGCGTCTTTCGGCTGGAGTCATGGCGTCAAGGTCATCTTTATCCATTTCTTCCATTAGGTCATTTAGAAGTTTCCTGTAGGCAACCTGTGACATTCTTTCTTCTACATTTTCAATGTTTTCTGGGTTTCCATATGTCATCGCCCATTGCCATTTTTCGTCAAGAGTAAGTTCATCCCAATTGTCTGGTTTCATTTCTTCAAAAGTTTTTCCAGCAAACTTTGTTTCAAATCCGGGCTTTTTTCTTGTTTGGCCCGTTTCGCGACTTCTCCCTGGGGCAATGTTTCCACCTGGAACAAATTCACCCATTCCCCTTGCTCCACGGGCGGTACGGCCCGCCGCTTCGTCGTCTCCAGGCCCGTCAATGCTTGAAGATGCAAATCCTCTAGTGCGACCAGCGGAAGCAAACGGGCGTGCTTTTGCACCAGATGCATCGCTTCGTGAAGTGTCTGATGGTTTTTCTACAAACTTCCCAGTTCCCCAGTGGTCAACAATCCAGTCCCTTCTAGCGATAAGAATCTGAGCAAGTCTGTCGCCATCTTGTTGGTCTGAGATTGTTTGTGCAACAAGTTTTCTAATATCTTCGTCTGTAACTTTTCCAAGTTCTTTTACTTGCCTTGCGATTTCTTCTGGTTCTATATCGCTGTAGTACGCCCTGGAAACACCAGCCTGAACTGATTGTCCGCTCCTTGTTTTACCGTGTATTAAGTTATAAACCTCTTCGACTCGCGGACCAAACGAATCAGTGCCGCCCTGACCCTTCATCCCGCTATACCTTTGGGCGCGGAACAAAAGACCACCACCAGAGTCGGCCATGACTGCCTCGCCGTCACGTTCAACAATATTTGACATATTGCCGGTTCCGTCCCAGTTTGCTAACCATGCATTTGCGATAAGCGTTCCTTGCATTGATTTTCTAAATTGTGGGTCTTGCGACATTCTTCTGTGGTCAACACTGCTGTCGATACTTGGGTCCCATTCGCTTACTCTCTGAAGTTTTCCATTATGAACGCCACGCTCATATTTGATTGTTCCTATTCCAAGAAGTTGGTACAACTTGCTTGTAAGTATTTCTGATTCACCACGGAACTCTTCTCCAGCACGAGTGTGCTTAACGTAGTACTTTTTGCCAGTCTTTGGGTCTTGCATGACGCTTGCTTCATTCAGACCACCTGCACCACCAACTTTTTTCCATCCGCTGGTTGTGTGAACATATGGAAGAGGTCCTCCGCCAGTGTCTCTCATGCCGCCACCAGTTGGCTGACTGATGTTTGGACCACCACTCCGTGAACCAAAACCACGACCACGCGCACTTCCCGGCCCCATGTTTCCATACATGGTTCGAAGTGCTTTCCATTGAGAAGCCTTCAGTTGACCATTGTTTTTGTCAAAGTCTTCAACTATTGACTGTGCAACTCTTAGACCCCTCTGTCTTCTTGCCCAGAATATGAATTCTTTTTGCATTGACTCAGTTATGTCGCTAGGTGCACCATTGTTGATTTTGTTGGTTGACGCAAATCCCTTTTTGGGTTTAGGTGGGTCAATAAAATCGTTGATGTCATACTTTCCATCTGCTGATTCAGCAGCCTGGTGAAGAACTCCGGATATATCTGAAGTAAGGAGGCCGTTTTCCCACGCTTCTTCCGTTAGTTTGACTATTGAATCAAATTGCTCTGGCGTTACTTCGAATTTTCCACCCTTTGCTCCTCTGAGAATTTCTTTCAAAGCCTCCGCAGCCGGGCGGTCCTTTGTGCGGTCAGCAATAAAATCTGCTTCTTCAAGCAAAAGTGCTATTCCATCTTCATCAAGCGTTATGCTTAATTTCTTTGCGGGCGTCAAAGTTCCTTCTGATGTAAGTTTTCTATCTCTAGTTCTAGAACGAGTGCTTCTTCCCGCAACGGAAAGTCTTGTTCCGGCTTCTTTTAGTTTTCCTGATTCCGAATAGCCAGTCTTTTGCGCTTCCTTGAGAGCATCAATAAGTGAATCAATGTTGTCTTTATCTTCTTTTGAAACATCGTCAAGACCAACTCCGCCATCGCGCATAGATTCAAGTATTCCCAGATAGTCACCCAACTCGTCATCTTCAAGCGGAATCATGTCATTTGCCGCAATGCTGGCGTCTATTTTTTCAGTTAATTCTTTGAGTTTTTCAATTTCATCTTCTGCGCCAAAGTCGCCTTCTTCGAGTTTTTTAATAACATTATTGATTGAATCTTGAAGTTCTCCATACTCCTCAAGCGTCATGTCTACTTGTTTGAAGTCATCTTCTAGTTTTTCTTTTCCACCAGAAGATGCAAACCCTCTACGGACTGCTCTGTTTTGGGAGTCTCTGTCAAGCCTGTCTGCTACTTCGTCGCCTACAGGGTCTGCTTGCATTCCTCTGCCTGGCGTTCTTTCGCGAGGACCAAACGCTTCGTCATAGTCTGGGTCGCCAGCGTCGTCAGTACGACTAGAAGATGCGAATCCACGCAGTCTTTCTTTTTCTGACCTTCCACGGTCAGGTCTGTACTTAGAGTCTTTTTGTACCCTGCGTAGTTCATTTATGAGGTCGCCACCAGTAATGTCCTCATCGCCCCATGAATCTGCTATTTCTTCAAGTTGAGTGTTCTTTTCCCCGCCCTTTTTTAGGGCTTTGCGCAGTTTATTAGTCAATTCTTCCGGCTGCATGGATGGGTCAAGTTCTTGAATATGTTCTAGAACCATCTCTAATTCATATTGCAAATCTTGAGTATCGAATTCACCATTTCTGATTCTTTCTTTCATCGCGGAAGTTATAACGCTTTTACCCAATGAATCAAGCCAGTCTGCAAAATCTTCAGAGCCTCCAGCCTCGCCCTGTAGACCTCTTTCGACAATGTCAATAAGGTCTTCAAGAGCAAATTTTGCTTGTTCTTTTGCATCTTCTGGGCGAAGTTCTATTTCTCCCCTGCCCCACCATGGGTCAGAGTATTGTTCTTTTCTTCTAGTAGCCCAAAAATCTTTTGCTCTTTTAGCAATATTTTCAGCCATATCCCTGAAATCGCTTTCAAGGTCTGATGAAAGTTCTTCAAATTCTTTTAATTCTGATTTTGAACCAGTTTTTTCAATTTCAGAAAATCTGTCAGTAAGCGCTTCCTCTATTGCGTCTTCAACCGAACCAAGAAAATCATCAATTTGCTCTCTACTCTCAAACTGTTCAATAAAATCTTCGTCAGATAGTTTTTCAACAAGATTTTTTCTTACTTCAGATAACGCTTTTCCAGGACTTTCTTTGATTTTTTCTTTTGAAAGAGGAGCAAAAATTTCATTTAAAGAAGACAAAACCTTGTCGTATTCATCTTGATGAAATGAGTAAATGTTGCCATCTCTGTTTGTTATCTTTGAAGCATTGCCCTTGCCAACTATTGTTCTTGCTGCCTGGTCAATAACGTCGTCTACTTTTTCTGCTCTTCCCGAAACAAGTTCCGGTTTACCGGAAGACGATGCAAAGCCTTTAGGTTTTCTATTTTTTAAATTTTCATCAGAGAATGGTTTTTTCCTGGAAAGTTGTTGACCGGTTCTGGCTTTTTCGTAATCTTCGATTATGTCCCTTACGCTGTCTTCGGGAATATCTAATCTATTCGCAAGTTTGGTTATATCTTCGTCACTACCGATATTGTTTAAAATTCTTATGTAATTTGCATCGGCTTCATCAATTAGGTCACGACCCCACTTGTCTCCAAGTATGTTCGTTATTTGTTCGTGTGTTCTTTCCGGCTTATTGCTAGTTGACGCAAAGCCAGCACCTCCCTGATAAGCCTCAACCGCTCTTCTGGCATTAACTTTTCCGCCAGTTGCTCTATCGTTTACACCGGGAATAGCAGGTCTTTGAAACGGTGTTCCTTCTTGTACTAGGCCGTCTCCGTCTCCGTCCCAGGCATTTGGGTCGAAGCGCGCAAAAGCAGCCCTACCGGCTGCTGGACCTTTTCCCAGGCCGCCACGGAGATTACGCCCAAGACCTTTCTGCGCATTATCTATTGCCTCTACTAAGTCCTTTGTCACCCCTGACGTAATTAATATTCCGTCTTCCGTAACAATGGACTCAACTCTGTGATAATCAAAAATTGGGTCAAGGATTGATTTTGTGTGAAAAGCACTTTCTAATTCAACCGGAATTAGGTAGCCCTTAGTTTCAAGGTCTTCTTTTTCTGCAGAAGCAATTACGTCTTGAAGATTTTCGAGAATAGACTTAAGTTTTGAAAGATTTCTTTTGTTGATTGTTCTTCCAACTTTTTCATCCAACTCTTGCATCAACGCATCTTCAAGTTCTTCTAGTTGCCCAGATAGGTCAGACTTTGGCATTACAACCATTCCATTTGGGTCATATCCAGGTTTTACCTGCATTGGCATCATTGGCATCTGCGAAGGAACAACAACTCTTGAACCAGATGGTTTTCCACCAAACTGTGATGGCTTATTTTGGCCGTTTACAAGTTCTGGCTTGCCAAACATGAATGTTGAGTAATTGTCTGGCGTGTGATATCCGATTCTGAATGTCATTGGGGTGCCATTTGGCATCATTCTTTGGAATACTGCTGTATTTTCCGTTGCCTCAACTAGTCTTACTTGAGAACCAGTTCTTTCCATTATTTCTTTTTCTAGACGCTGTCTTTGGCTTCCATCAATCGGCTGCGCAAGGCCCTCGGAGAAAATTGGCTTTTCTGATTCATACTTGTCATCGTCATCTTCGTCTTCTTCTCTGATGACTATTACATTGGGTTTCATCGGCATTTGACCCATCATGTGATGGGGGTTCATCATTCCCCATCCCTTCTCCTCTTCTGCTAAAGCCAACTCATCCGACTTAACGGATATTGTCCCAGTCAGTTGATTTGCGCCATGTAGAACTGGAGAAACTTCGTATAGTTCGACTTCTTTTAAAACATTCGCCTGAATGTTTGGGTCAAAAATTGCATCAAGCGTTTTATATCCGATTGACCATTCCTGTTCTTGACCGAAGAAAGCGACATTCGCAAATGCCTCACGACCCTTTTCCGAATTCAAGTTGAACTGAACTTTTGCGTAAAGACCGCCTATCCCTGCATTAATCATTTTTTGCGGAAGTCTTCTATCGCCAGGCGGAACTTCGTAAATCTCTAGAACTTTGCCAATTGGGTCATTCCAGTTGTGACCCCAGACAACTCTTGGCTTTCTTCTTGTAAGGCTCTTGGAAAAAGCGCCAGCAATCAAAACATCGCCAACCGAGTCCTTGTTTCCTATTCCGGCAACAAAACACTCAACAATTCCCTGCGCCTCATCTACATTGAACTGTCCTGGCATAGCCTTGAATTCGATACTGCTATTAGACATTGTCTCTCCTACGCACTAGATAAAAGAATGATAAACCACAATGACGCAACTGATTGCAAGTATTGATTTGGTTTATTTATTTAGAATAAATAAACTACATCCGAGAACCCATTGACCACGCGATTCTGGCCTCACTCTGCGCTATTTCGTATTTTTTCTTTGCTATAAGATTCGTAAATATTCCAACCAACGATGTTCTGAGCGCAGTTGAACGCTCCTCGCCATCAGCAATGTTGAGAGTCCCCAGTATCGAGTTGCTAATTTGCTGTGCGGTTTCATCATTGATTGACTTAATTCTCTCAACTTGTGAATTGACCTGAGCAACAATGTCTTCTTTTTTGATTGGTGTCTTAATCAAAGACTTTTCGGCAAACATTGTCTGGGAATCGGTAATTATCGCATTCAACACTGGTTTGATGTCTTCTTCTATTTGCTTTGACCAAACTTCTGTTTGAAAAACGCTTTCGGTGTCAAGGAATCCAGAGATTAGTTGTTTTCTGGCTTTTGCACCCGCTGCTTTTTCCAGAACAACCCGCTGTTGTCTTTCAAAGATTCTCTCAAGGCTTCTGTCAAGAATTTCTGTCCATCTATCAAGCGTGTTGTCTTCTTCTGATTTTGTCCGCATTCCTCCATAAGACATTGAAGCCTGCTGTGGTGCCGTCTCCATAGAAGCCTGTTCTGGCGGAGCAACTTCTGGACCCATTCCAGCCTGTGCAGCCATTGACTGATTCTGTGATGCCAACTCCATTGCGCCCTGCATGGTTGTTGGGTCTGGAGGAGCGGCACCCTCTGGTGGCATTCCAGGCATTGCCCCTGGTGCCCCTGGTGCCCCTGGCATTCCCGGAGGAGGTGGAGCACCCATGACACCAGCCTGCGCTGGTTGTTCCATTTTTTTCTTTGTGTTGGCGATTGGTGTCAGGTTTGGGTTTAGTAGCAGAGAGTCTGCTAGGTCGCTTTCGACTTCTTTTCTTCCGGTTTTATCTCTGTACTCATTGAGGCTGATTAGACCCTGCGTGAACTCTTCTTTTGTGTATCTGTTTCTTTCCTGCTCGTACAAAATTAAAACAGGAACATTTGAGACATCAAAATCTATGTAGTAATCATCATCTAGTTCATCTAGCGCTCTACCTATTGGCTCTAGGTGTGGAAGCATTGTTTCGTTCCAGAAAACTCTAATTTCTTCACCGGCATTAGAAAATGTTCTGCCAGCAGCATTTCCAATGACAGATTCTGGAACGCCAAAAGATGCAAGAATTTCTTCTTTTGTAATCTGACGCATCTGAATATATGCAGCGTCTCGTGGGCTTGCTGATGTATCAACAAAGTCAGCGCCATCATCAGAAGAAATAACTGTAGTTGCGCCAGCACGGGCTATGTTTCCCCTAAATCTGCTCTTCAGTTCTTCTTTGTCGTCATCGTCTATTTCTCCACGGAGAACAAGTAGACCACCCGGTCTTCCGTCGTTTATAAGATAATTTCTGTTATAGACCTTTGCAAGATTTTCAATCTCAACAGCAATTCCCGCTGCTTCAAGCGGCGTCATTGACAGGTATGGGTCAAGCGGGTGCGGTTTTCTAATCCATATGACGTCTTCTGGTTTCATGTTGACAATTGCACCATTTGGCATTCTCACTTCGTAGCCAGCAACAAACCTCTTGGGGTCAGGTATTGGGGCAGTGCTTTGTGGCGGCAAAAGGTTTAGACCGATAACAGCACCATCTCGACCGTATATTTTTTCAATGAACACGCCACGAGTGCTCATCAACAACTGAGAAGAAAGCCTGTACCTAAAAATAAAAGAGTTTTCGCCAATATTAGATTTTGTGTTAAGAAGTTTTAGTATCTCTGAATTTTTTGCTTTGGAGCCCTTGATTATCTCGCCATGTGGAGAATTGTCTTTCCTCAAAACTATTGGTAGGCGCGCTTGATTTCCGGCAATGGCGTCGATACATCTTGCTACCCATGTAACCTTCTGCATTCCTTCCCGGTAGACACGCTCGATGTCCCACGAGTCGGTATAAGGTTTTCCAATAAAACCAGGGTTATGGGACACGGGGGCACCCGGCCCGACAGCCTTTGACGATTCGTTGTTTAATGATTTATTGCTGTAATTATTCCACGCCATTGCTTACTCAAGACCTAGTAGGAATCCCAATATTCCGCATGTAACACCCGCCGCTAGAAAACCAAGAGCAGGGGAGATTAAGCCCGCTCCGATGCTTGTAAATATAATAAATCCTACCATCAGTGTGTAGGATATAAATGACCTTGTTGTTGCAGTTCTTGCTTTTGTCAAAAAAGTCCTAATACTGTTTACTGACTTACGCATCGCGTTGGTGATGAAATTGTTCATACAGGAAATACCGTAGCGCATAAATCGTTTTTATGCAGCAATACCCGTACAGGAAAAAAATGACCGACTGGGCAAAAGTTTTAGAGTATTTAGAGCCGAAGAAGCCACCGTTCTGCCCTGAAGAGCCGTCTTTAACTCAAAAAGTGTTTTTGAGAACAAATGCAATAGAGGCTTTGTTTGGTGGTGCTGCAGGTGGAGGAAAGTCGTCTGCTCTACTGATGTCTGCACTTCAATATGTTGACGTTCCTGGCTACTCCGCAATTCTCTTCAGAAGAACATTTGCCGACTTATCTCTTCCCGGCGCTCTCATGGACAGATTTAAGACATGGGTTGACGAAATGGACGGCATTCACTGGAACGCCAACAGTTATGTGGCAACCTTTCCTTCTGGCGCAAGAATTTCGTTCGGCTACTTGAACAACACGAACGACTACCTCAGATATAAGGGTTCGGAATTTCAGTTCATCGGAATGGATGAGGTGACTGAAATTCGTGAATCTGATTACAGATATTTGTTCTCCCGTCTCCGTCGTCCTGCTTCTGGACCACTCTCTCAAGTTCCACTGCGAATGAGATGCGCATCCAACCCTGCACCCAACTGGGTCAGACAGCGTTTCATTATTGAGGGGCTGGAAAAGGGGAGAATCTTCGTTCCGTCAAAACTGACCGATAACCCTGGAATTGACGCTGATTCGTATCGTCAAGCCCTGCAAGCCCTTGACCCCATTGAGCGGAGAAGGTTGGAGGAGGGTGACTGGTGGTCAACCACCCTGGGAACAATGTTTGAAAGAGAGTCAGTTGTTATAATTGATAACTCGGACATTCCGGTGGTTACATCTGCGGCTAGGGCTGTCAGATTCTGGGACCTTGCGGCTACGGAGCCGTCACAGACGACCCCCAACCCTGACTGGACTGTTGGTACATTGATGTTGTTTGATTCTGGTATTGCCTACATCTTGGATGTCCGTAAAATAAGGGCCAAAGGGGAAAAAGTAGAGCAATTTGTTGCCCAGACAGCCTACGAGGACGGGAAAGGCGTAAGCATTAGAATGGAACAAGAACCAGGTTCCGCAGGTAAGGCACTGGTTGACCAATACGCCAGATATGTGGTTCCAGGCCATGATTTCCAGGGAATTCGCTCAACTGGCGACAAGGTAACTAGGGCAAGACCATTTGCTGCCGCCGTTGCTAATGGAAATGTCCGCATTGTCCGTGGACCGTGGTTAACCGAATGGATGGATGAACTTTCTTCATTCCCGGAAGCATGCGACCATGACGACCAAGTTGACTCAGCCGTTGGGGCGTTTACATATTTGACAGGACTAGGGTTGCCACAAAGAAAAATCGTCAGTATCATCGTCTGATAACTGATGATTGGAGTTTATAGGTGTTAAAACCGGAGCATATTTCCCCTTTTCTTATAGAATTAGATGAGTTCCTGAATAGTGACGATATTGCCAATGCGCCACTAAATGAGGCGTTAGGACAGTTGGTTGCGCTTAACGAACTTAAAAAGGAACTGTCTATGGTTTATGAATCATACGCAGCAAAACTGGCGCACCGTATGGAGTCCGAGCAGTCAACGATTGTGACGCTTGAGTCTGGTGCCGAAATCAAGTGCATGACCAGCGCGCCTCGCAAAAAGTGGGACAACCAAAACCTTGTGTCCGTTGTGTATGACAGATTGAAGAGTTCATCTGTGGATATGGATACTGGCGAGGTCGGGTTGTCAGACAAGGAGATAGTCATTAAACTCCTTGACTACTTGAGCCCTTCTTACTGGAGGGTCAAGGCTCTTAACGAACTAGGAATAAATGCCGATATGTACTGCGAAACTGGTGAACCAAAAACCAATATTGCAATTTTCGGCGCTCACAAGGAGACCAAGTAATGGCTACTAAGAAAGTGGAAACAGCAGAACCAGTCGAGGCTGTTGATTTGAAGGATATTCTTCCTCCCGACTGGCAGGAAATGCGCAATAGAGAAATGCGCGAGGCTCAGGAAAAGATGACCAAAATGCATAACGAACTCTCTGAGCCATTTCCGAAAGAAGTTGAGCGCATTCTTAAAAAGGGTGGGGCGAGCCTTACCTACATTCCCGTCAGCGAGGTAATCAATCGCCTCAATAAGGTTCTCGGTTTTGATGGTTGGTCGTATGAAATCATCAAGTGCGAACGAGACGCCCTTGACCCAGACTTCATTGTTGCCCATGTCCGAATGACCGTATATCCAGGAACAGACAAGTTCATCAGCGTCACCAAAGACGGTTTCGGTGGTCAGAAAATCAAGCGCACTAAGAATGGCGACATTGTCGACCTTGGTGATGAGTTCAAGGGTGCTGTTTCTGATGCGCTAAAGAAGGCAGCACAGGCTCTCGGTGTCGGCCTCTATCTCGCTAGAACAGAAGAGGCGATGGAGGCAGAAGCGGAAGCATCTATCGACCCACAGGTTGATGCAATGTGGGAGCAGTTTGTTGAACTTTCCCGAAGCCTTTCAGTTGAAGCAAAGGCGGGTCTGAATGACTTTTGGAAGACTCACGCTGGCGATAGACCAAAGCCGACCCGCCAGAC